AATATGTTGTGAAATCTTATTTCTGTTACGGCAATGTTCTTACTGTTTAAAACTGTTAATGTTGCGTCTGAATACATGCCACTTTCTGGCAGAGGGTCTGCTGTTGCTTGACCTGTTATAGCATTACTTGATGATGTACCAGGAAATCTATCACTAGATGTTGCCCTCAAATTTGCAAATTGAGTATGGTCCTGCGGCGCACCTAGACCTATTATCCAGTCGTGTATTTCTTTATAGTTTTCTAAATTCTCATCTACAAGAAATGATATAGCCAAATCTTGATATGTAACTTTATCGCCAGGAAAAGGTATTGATTTGAGTGGCGTTTCCATATCTGCTACACCTAATCCGATACCAGGAATGTTTGCACTCTGACAAAAGAATTCTACTTTTGGTAGTTTAGAACATTTAAATCTAAACTGTACAGGACTTGCATAGTCCATGATAGCAGGTTGTCTAGTTTGTACATTTACATCTGTCATTAGTTATTCACCGGTGCATTAGCACGCCATTGATAACATGACCAATATCTTGCACTTGTCTTATCTTTTGCAGTATCGCATTTGTGTCTTGCACGAAACGATTTTCTACGAGCAGGGTCATCTCTTTTGATTGACAAACCTGTCGTATCACCGAATGATACTTTTTTAATCCTATCGCCATCTTTGACATAAACATAAAACTTCTTACTACCACCTCGTATCGGGTCATTCAGTTTAACTGTTTTACCTTGATACTCAGCCTCTGTAATAACTAAGTCTTGATATTGTTCTTCACAGATACAATCGATTTCTTCTACTTGTTTAAATGATTTCATACTAATATTTATAATAGTTATAAAAGGCGGTTTGACCCGCCTTAATAGATATTACTTCACCCGACCAGCTTCAACAAATGTATATAGTTCATTTGCAGTTTTTAGTATCTCACTAGTAGTTGGGTAAGTAGGTGGTGTAGTGGTTGACATAAGCGCCCCTGTATCAGGATGCCTTTCGCAAGACATATCCCATACACCAAACTCATTATTGAATTTGTCCATTACTCTATTTTGAGCCATACTGAGTATATCTGTACGAAGCTCATAAGCATTTTTATTTGCCATGTGTTTCTCCTATGTGTGTGTGTTGTAGAATTATTTCTACATTAATATTTATAAGGCCAAAAAAAAGACACCCGAAGGTGTCTTTCTCTATCTCTACAATGTAGAAAGTAAAATTACATAATGTTTGCAACTTTAACTCTACGATAGTATAGATTTTGGTCATCAGCACCTACTGCACCAGATACATCTAGTACACCAGTACCACGAGCCGTTGCAAATGGGTTTTGAACCATTCCGTAACGAGTCTTGAAACCAATTTTTGGTTGGAATGAATCTTGACCAACTGCACGAACCATTTGTAATGGGACATATGGGCAATAGAAAAGACCAGAGTCATAAGGTGAAGTACCTTTATAACCAGCAACATAGAACTGACTTGCAGATACATTCGCAGAATATGGGTCAACATATACTTTGAACTTACCATTAAGAACACCAGCGAAAGTATTACCAGTATCATCAACATTCAAGTTAGTGTTAAGTGCAGGAGCGTAATCTAAAACACCAGCCATTTGAAGCGCAGAAGCGACATCAGCAGAACAGATGATTATATTACCTTTTCCTCTACGAGTCTGTTGACCAATAGCGTTAGCATCTCTTTCTAGTTGATAAAGTAAACCTTTGAATTTCTCAACTGACCAACGACCATTAGAGTCTGTGTCTAAGTCGAAAGTTCCAGCAGTTGTAGTATTCACTTGAGCACCCGCTTTAGCGTGACCATAGATAGTACGAACAACTTCACGGTTAATTTCAGCAAGAATCTCAGTTGACAAAATGTTTGCCAATTCAGTTTCAGCGTCAAGACCATGAATTGCTTTAAGGTCTTGTGCAAGTTCCATTGAATACTCTGCTTTAAGAGCACGAGAACGAGCAGTAACAGTTACTTTATCGATTGAAAATGCCATCTCAGCAAATGCGTTAGTAGAAGCATCACCAAGAGCTTCTGCAGCAGCAGTTGTCATTCCAGAACTTGTAGTATATACAGCACTAGAATCGTTTAGAGTTGCAGGGTTAGTTCCCGATTGAGCATCACCAGATGCACCAGCGTTATCTGTAGTAGCGTTATCAGAAGAAAATTCTGTGTTTGCTTCGTCAAATAATGCTTCAGGGCCGTCTTGCGATAAAAACTTAGATTTCATTGCAAAGATAAGACCAGTAGGTCCTGTCATTGGTTGAACTCCACATACATCATACGCAATAAGGTTAGGCATTGCACGGCGAACTAGTGAAATTAACACAGGATCCCAGTTATCAACACCACCACCAGCAACAGAGTTACCAGGCGCAGCTTCAGTCATGAAACCTCTATCTTCTCTAACTGCTTTTTCTTGGTTCTCAAGAATTACAGTTGTTACAGCACGCTTATAGCTATCACCGATTTTTGGTAAATCTGGATGCTCTAATACTGGCTGCCATTTTTCTTGTAAATTTTCAGTAAGATACATTTATCTCTCCTTGTTATTTATTAATTGTTAATCACCCTTAGACTATTTGAAAGTCGTAAGGTCTTTTGAAATAGCGGCCGTATATGCAGCCATAGCATCGGATGTACCAGCGTCAACAGGTAAATTTTCCGCCACAGAATCGACTTCATCACTTGATGTAGCTTCTTCTATTTTCATTTTAGGGAAGTAAGATTCTTTAATAGTTTCTAACTTCTCTGCAAACTTCTCAGCACTATCGTACTCAACATTTTCAGCCATAGAAGCAAACTTCTCTTTCTCTGTGTCTGCTAAATCTTCAGATACAGAAACAACTAAGCTTTCTCTTTTAGACTCAGAAACATCTTTAGAAAGATTGACATTTTTCTCAATCTGTTCGTTTAGTTTGCTTTCTAAATCTTTGACTTGACCTGTTAAATCGTCTAGTACATTATATTTTTCTTCAGGAACATCAATATAATGCTCTTTGAAAAGTCCTTTAAGTCCAGTAATGAAATCTTCAGCGATTTCGGTACGAATACCTCTTTCAACTGCTAATTCATTCTCTTTCATCCATTCTTCAACAACATAGTTAAGATATGAATCGACTTTCTCGACCATAGCTTCTTTTACTGTTTCAGTTTCAGCAGAAAGTTTTTCTTCAAACTGTACTTCTAAGATTTCTTTGTGTTCTTTGATTCTTGTCTTTACAGCAGTTTCAAATATAATCGCAGCTTTATCTTTAAATTCTTCAGATAAATCAGCGTCAGATGAAACTAATGCAGCAACATCAGCAGACAAGTCAATTTCTACTTCTTCAGAAGCAGTAGTCGGCTTGTTGTCATTCGGTAAAGAACCATCATTAGCATCTTTTGTTTGTGCATCAGATACTTTTGATACCTTTTTCGCAGCGTTCGGGTTACTATCAGTAGGTTTAACTACTGCTGGTCCCAAATCCTCAGCGTCGTTTGAAAGGTGAGTCGGCTCAGCTGCTTGTGCATCCTTAGTAACTACATTAGGCGCTTCTGCTAAGACTTCTTCTTCTTTAATTTCGGTTTCAGACATTCGGTCTCCTTTATTAAAATTAATTTATTTCATTAATTACAAATATTTATACAAACTACCATCTTAATACTTACGCATTGGTGATAATTTGCGTACTTTTTTACAACTTTGAGATAAAGTCAGCAAAAATTCTTGATTTAACTTCCGTTAATTCGTGTAATCTTGCTTTTTCTATTTCGTGTTTATATGCTTCAACAGATTTACTTTTCAGTATGCCGTTGTCCCATACCCATTCTTTGCCTTCCATAATACCTTCTACGAAAGCATCAGGCGCCGATGGGTCTGCAACTATGTCAGCTGCTGTTGCGAGATAAAAGTCTTTACCAACCATACCGTTAGATATAGACCCCATGCCTCTTGAAGATACACCCAACTGAGCGCCTTCGTCAATTAAGTTCTTGACGATTTTGCCGTAAGGAGTATCCATTATTTTCGCCTCGCCAATGAAGTTTTTACCTTCTGGTTTAAGACTGGTTATCATATGCGAAACTCTCTCAAGATTAACTGTAGGTCCGTCTGGATGCCCAAGTTCTCCGAAAGCTCTTTTCTTATCGATAAATTCTCTTGTGTATCGTGCAACTTCAGTCTGCAAAGTGCCTACTGGATATGTACGACCGTTGCGGTTCTTAATGTCCGCTTGCATAAAGACACCACGAATCTTATAATCTTTGCCACCTTTTGAGTTGGCTTCTGTTAAGATATCGATATCTTCAATTGTTTCTGTAATTAGTTTCATTTTTCCACCTTTTCTTTGTTATAGACTTTATCGACTATACCCTGTTTAATTTCTTCTCTCTTGACATCATACTTCTCAGCGAATGCCATCTTAAATGCTTCTGCCAAAGTTGCCTTTGACTTAGTGCCAACTATTCTTTCGAGTATCTCGTAAGAACGGTCTTTAGGTTTTCTCTTACTCATCTATCTTACTTCTAATATTATTGTGTAGTTATCACCGGCAACAAATCCCTTTGTTGAAAACAATACATCACCAGCGGGCGATGTGTTTGCTGTGAGTGTTGCATTATTAGGAATTGCAGCGCCAGCAGTATAGTAGTCGTGAAACCCAGAAGCACTAAAAAATCCTATCGTTGAGTTCGTAGTACCCGCCCACAATAATTCAACGCCTGATTTACCATTCGTTGTATTAATACTCCACCATATCTTTGCGATTGTCTTAGTCGCATCTTCGGTCATAAATGTCAACGCACTAGCGTCCATCTTTGTTACAAGCGTTTCACCTGAACCATCACTCATATTAGTAAATTTCATCACAGTCTTTGTACCAGATGTATCTACTATAGTTTGACTTGTTACAACATCAGCCATTAATTTCTCCTAAATTCTGTTACTAACAAATAACTTTTTACATTTGCGTCAGTTGTTAGTTTAAATATTTTATCGTTACCAAATTTTAACTGTTCAGGTCGTAATCCATACTTACCTGAATTAGTTAAAGTCATTTTTTTAAATCCACCTTCTGTTGCTGGCGTGCTAACATCTATTGTCAATTTTCCTGTTGTACTACCAACACTTTCTACGATATAGTAACACTCAATCAAACTTACTAGTGATTCATTATTAGCACCAGTAAGTTTATTTGCATCAACCAACTCTTGATTGCTTTCACTTCCTTTACCTGTTGACTTAACAATGTATTTAGAAGTACTATTAACAACTATCGCATTACTAATCGCCATTAGATATTATGCAACCCAAGCGCCGTTCTTTTTAAATTCTAAAATTACAAATCCAGATGTTGTCTTTGTTTGTGCAGATATATCTGATGATGTAACAGTTGTATTTGTTGCAGTACCTAAAATTGTTCCAGCAGAACCATCATAGTGTCCTGTTCCAGAAAGATGTAGTGCTACCACATCATTTGAAGAACCTTTAAATTCAATAATACAATCATTACTGTTATCAGTATCATAATTGCCTATTGAAAATGACCACCACGCTCTTATTAGGTCTAACTTACAACCGTTTACAAATCCTTTTAAACCGCCGCCATCTAAAACAAGGTTAGTTGCAGTATCACTGGCGAAAGTTGCCTTAATTGTTACATAACCGCCACTAGCGGATCCTGTAACGATTGATGTATCTCTCATTGTTGTTGTTACGAATGACATTATTTCTCCTTTACTTAATTAATTCGTTGTCAAAATAATCTTCGATATCATAAGTACTAACACCGTGTTTCTTTGATGCGACTTTAATAATACCGTCAATCTTTGATATAATTGGGTCAGATGTTTTACTAATCATAGAATAAATATCTAAGACAGCAGCTTTCATCTTTGGAGATAATTTCTTAAACTCCGCAGAACTCTGAGGACCAGCAAACCTGCGTTCATTTAGTTCTCTTGTAAACTTTTTAAACGACAGGTCGAGCATTTAACTTTCCTCTACTTGGTCGTCATCAATTTCAAAATCAACTTCAGAATCAACTTCTGCTGCAACAGCATCAAAGTCATCTTGAGCACTTGAAGTGCCAGAAAATTGTGATGCAGCGTCTATTGCCTCAAAATTATCACCAGCATTCAACCAATCGTTTGCTACAGTCTGTCTTTTATCATCTAACGCTTGACCAATCTTATCAGTCAATGCACTTTTAAATGCATCCTGAGCGGCAACATTGTCGCCGTTTGATAAAGAATCGACCATACTTACTACATTTTCATTTGACATAATTATTCATCTCCTATATTTAGTTCGGAATCTAACATCTCACCATTGTCTTGTGATGCGATAATTCCTGATTTAACTTCACCGGCAATCTGCCTATCAATTTCAATAATATCCTCATCTGATTGTTGTAAGATATTCTTTCTTACATACTCAACAGAATAGTATTTACCCACATACGGACTTACTTCTTGAGCAAGACTTAATCTTTCTCTAAGTATCTCTGCATTTTTTAATTCTGCAAAGTACCCGTCTTTCAAGAAACTATACTGTATATGTTCTTTTATATTTACCCAATCTTCAATTGTGATAATACCTTTTAACACAAGTTGTGTCTTGAGTATATCGTTAAAGACTGAAGTAAATCTCTTTCTTAATCTCTGAACAAACTTAGTAAACTTCAGTTCGTCCCTTGTAATCTCTGCTGCCCTGCCCATGTTGAATCCATTATCTGCATCCAGTCTTGACATAGGTACATTCAAAGATTGATATAATTTCTTTTGAAAATATTCGACATCTGATATCTCACCAAGATTTTGTCCGCCAGATAGAGTTTGTACTTCTGTGCCTTTTGCACCTTCTCTACGAGGTAACCAAAAATCTTCAAGCATTGACATATGTTTTCTGTCATCTCTGACTTCGCCTGTTGATGCATCATAGACAAGTTTGTTTCTGTATCTTGCCATTACATCACGCAAATATGACTCTGCTTTTACTTTAGGTAAATTACCAACATCAACATAAAATATTCTTCTTTCAGGTGCTCTTACTATTCTGTAAATAACAACAGCATCTTCAATCATTCTTAACTGATTGGTTGGTTTAATTGCCTTATGCAAATGACCCATAACCATATTCTTAGTTTGGTCAATTACACCAGATGTTACATAGGTAATTGAGTCAGGAGAAATCTTCAGACCAGAATTTGTATTCGCTGCTGATATTCCCTTTTCATTGTATACAAACCACTCTGCCGTGGCTTCTATCATTTCTACACCCTTACCTTGTGTATCTCTTTTCTTCGTAACCTCACGAACTTTCTTAATCTTTCGTGGGTCAATGTATCTAATTTCTGTTAGTCCTTTTCGTGGACTTTTCGGGTCGATAACTTTGTGAAAGTAAATTCTACCATCAACATACCAGCGTCTGAAAATGTCATGACCTTTTTCATCAAAGTTAAGCAAACGCAAAACTTCGTCAAATTCATCACGAACTTTCATTTTGATATTGTCTGATATCATCAGTTTATCTAATGATACTGATACAGAAGCATCTCTCTCATCTGAAACAATAACTTCATTGATGATATCTTCAATCGCCATATCACACTCTGGGTGCTGGGCAATCTCACGATATCTTTTAATTAAGTCAATGTCATTCTTGGCAGTAACTTCCATGTCCATGTATTGGCCAAAGTGTCCGCCAGCAGAAATGGTAGTTGTACCGTCATCAGGGGAGCTAACAGTAAACGCTTGTTTCGCTTCTGCCGGCTTCCCTAAATCAGTATTGTTTCTCGTTATTTGGAATCCAAGTAAATTCGCCATATTATATTGTCCTTATAACTT